GGCCCGCAAGTAAGATTTACTACTGAAGGATTTGATCCGTTTGGTGGAATGTTCGGCGGCGGCAATCCTTTCCCACAAGGACATCCGTTCGGAGATATATTTGGAAGGATGAATCCAAATGCATTTAGACGAAATCGAGATTTAAACATCCAATGTCAAATTTCTTTGCTTGATAGTTTCCAAGGTAAAGAACTTGAAGCAAACTATAAATTACCCAGTGGAAGAAATCAAACTGTATCGATTAGTGTACCTCCAGGTATTAATCACGGAGAGACAATTAGGTATAACGGTTTAGGGGATGATAGTGTACAAAATGCTCCTAGAGGCAGTTTAAATGTTACTGTGTTAGTCATGCCTGATCCCACATTTAGTAGACAAGGAAATGATCTATATGCTAAAGTAAACATCAATCCTATAGAAGCTATGATTGGATGCCGTAAACAAATAAAAACCATTACTGGCGAAACTATGATGTTGGACATTCGTCCTGGAGTAGAATCGGGCACTGAGTTTGCTAGTAACGGTTCGGGATTTCCAGATATCCACGGCGGACCTAAAGGAAGATTTGTTACAGTAGTTAATATCAAAACTCCAGCAGTTACTGATCCTGCAATTGTAGAAGAATTAAATCGCATTAATGAACTGATTAAAACTTGACAGTTTAGTAAATTAATGTATAATTAACAATCGATATTAAGAAGGAAAAAGAATGGTCGAACCCAGTGACACCCTACAAGCAGTATTTGAAAAAGCAATTGAAACTGCTAAAAAATTACATCACGAATATCTGACCATAGAGCATTTATTGTTTGCTATGCTTTGTGAAGATTCTTTTACAAATTGTGTACAAGGATTTGGATCAGACGCAGATGATCTTAAAAAGAATGTTGGAGATTATCTACAAAATAAATGCGGTGAAATTACTGTTGAAGATGTAGTAGTTAAACCACGTAAGACGCAAGCAGTTGAACGTGTACTTAATCGTGCTTTTACACAGGTATTATTTAACGGTCGTCAAAAGATTGAACCAACAGACGTGTTCCTTGCTATGATGGGCGAGAAACGTAGTTGGGCGCACTTCTATATTGCTCAAGCTGAAATTGACAAAGAAAAGTTTGCCGATTACCTAAATAATTCTGTTGAAGAGGAAGAAGAAGGCGAACAACCTGATGCACATAGCAACAGAGCATTAGCGGCATTTACTACTAACCTTAATGATGCTGTAAAGAAAAATAAAATTGATCCTGTTATCGGTCGCATTGATGAATTAGAAAATATTTCATTAGCAATGGGTAGACGAAATAAGAGTAACGTAATTCTTGTAGGCGATCCAGGTGTAGGTAAAACTGCTATTGCAGAGGGACTTGCTTACAATATTGTTAAAGGTGCTGTTCCTGATTTCCTAAAAGACTATACTGTTTTCAATCTTGACATTAGTGCTATGTTAGCTGGATCTAAATATCGTGGCGACTTTGAAGAACGTTTTAAAATGGTTCTCAAAGGACTTGCTAAGAAAGGTAAGACTGTATTGTTTATTGACGAGGCACATATGATCTCTGGTGCAGGATCTGCTAGCAACTCTGCTAATGATCTTGCTAATATGATGAAGCCTGCACTGAGCAAAGGCAACATCAAAGTTGTAGCATCAACTACATGGGAAGAATATCGTAAGCACTTTGAAAAGGATCGTGCGCTCATGCGTCGATTCCAACGCATCACTATTGACGAGCCAACTACAGAAGTTACGCTACAAATCCTTAAAGGTATTAAGAAATATTACGAAACACATCACAATGTTAAAATCAAAGATGATGCGCTTCAATCAGCTATTAAGTTGTCAGTTAAGTATCAAACAGACAAGAAGTTGCCAGATAAAGCTATCGACCTAATTGACTTAGCCTGTAGTCGTTTTAATCTTAAACTTGCAGACGAGCGAGTAGTAAGTGAGCGTGAAATTCAATACGAACTTGCTAAGATGATTCAAATGCCAGAAGAAAAGATTATGGAAACTGAATCAAGCAGTCTTGCTACACTACAGGAAAATCTACAGACAGAAGTGTTTGGTCAAGATACTGCGCTAACCGAAGTAGTTGATAAAATTATGGTTGCGCAAGCTGGACTAAAAAGTGAAAATAAACCTGTCGGATCATTTGTATTCATGGGTCCAACTGGTACAGGTAAGACTGAAACGGCCAAAGCACTTAGCAAGCACTTAGGTGTTAAGTTACTACGTTTTGATATGAGCGAATATCAAGAAAAGCACAGTATCAGTAAGCTGATCGGTAGTCCTCCAGGTTATGTCGGCTTTGAAGAAAATGCTGGCTTGTTGATTACACAGATTCAAGAAGCACCTAATGCTGTACTGTTATTAGACGAAGTTGAAAAAGCACACCCGGACGTTATGACGGTGTTGTTGCAATTAATGGATAATGGTTTTATTACAGGATCTAATGGTAAGAAAGCAGATTGTCGTAATATTATTCTTATCCTTACTACTAACGCCGGTGCACAGGATGCTGAAAAGAACGCAATTGGGTTTGGTAGTCAAGATAAAGATTACAGTGATAAGGATTTGAAGAAGTTCTTTACTCCTGAATTCCGTAATCGTTTAGATGGTATTATGACCTTTAATAAGTTAGGTAAAGAAACAATGATTAAAATTGTTGCTAAATTTATTGACGAACTTAAAGAACAAGTTAAAGATAAAGCAATCCGTATTAAGATTAACAAAGATGCCATTGAGTATTTGATTGAAAAAGGCTTTGATCCTAAGATGGGTGCCCGTCCGTTGCAACGTGTTATTGATAAAGAAATTAAGCGACCACTTGCTAAGTTGATGTTGTTTAGTGATCTTAAGAACGGTGGGTGGGCTACTATTAGTAGAGACGGTAATCAATTGATGATCGTTTCTAAAGGAAAAGAGCCCAAGAACATTCCATTATTAACTACTGATTCAATTATAGAAGATGTTGCGTAAAATTACCAGCAAATTATTTCACAACAAATACAATTATAAAATTGTAGTTGTATGTGCTGGCGTTGGTATGTTTAGGCTTAATTCTTTAGAAGCTGTTGATAAAAATCTAAAACAAGTAGTTGTCGATAGTAATTTAGTAACTCGTTCTAATTCTAGAATTAGAACACAAGAAGAACTAGATTATGCTCAACAACTACATGCTCAATTGTTAAAATTAGAAGACTATCACATTCGAATAGAGAGTCCGTGGATGAGCATTTATACAAACAATCCACAAGATGTTGAGGCAATTGCTAACATATCAACGGATGCAGTGAAATACATATCTGAACCTAGTGTATCTACAGGACTAGAGGTAGGAACAGTAGTATTACCAAAAGTTGATTACGATTACCGTGTAACACTGGGTGCAACTAAACAAGAACACTCTACATTTGTCTCTTGGGCAGAGAATACTTCTAAGTTAAAACTTACTAAAAGTTGTAAAAAAGAACTATTGCGAGACCGCAGTTGGGGCGGAACTTACTTTTATGTAAGCGGAGACAAGAATCTGCTAGTAAGTAAGATGCATTTAGGCGGAAGCATTAGTAAGATAGAGCGCATAATCAAACCTTAATCTAAACAAGCTCAAAGCGATAAATACTCTAACCGCAGAGTATCTCTGCTGATATAACTAACGGATATAAAAATGCGCATTAACGAGCTGTTAGAAGGCAAAATTTTCAATGATTTAGACTTCATTAAGACTAATGGAGATAAAACTGACATAGATTACGATCTATGCGAAGATCTTATGCATTTTATGCATAACGACGATAATGTTTATCGCCGCCATTTATATCCTGTAATTGCAAAATGTTTGTATCATGTTAAACATAAATCAAATCCCAAAGCTGATTATTTTAAATCAGCAGTCGACGAATGTTACCAACAATACATTAAAAAGTTTCCTATTAGACAACTACCTACCACACTTGATGAAAAAACTCTCAAAGAAGTTTGTGATAAACTTTGCGAAGAATTTAAAGAACATCACGAAGAAGGCAAATACAAGGACTAAATGTGAGACTAAGAGAGCTATTTCTTCAAGAAGCAGAAGCACCTGCTAAAAAGTTAGGTCGTGCATTTAACCATCTCGAAGATCTAGTGTTCTTTCACGGTAGTGCTGGTACTATTGAAGCACTAGAACACATTAAGGATATAGGTAAAGATGCTAGTGAAATACGTGGAAAGTGGGACGGTAATCCTCAAATATATTGGGGACGCGAAAAGAAGAACGGACCATTAATACTTGGTGGTCACAATGGATGGAGTCGAGGTGTTAAAACTTCTAATCCTGAACAAATCTACGACTTTATTGTAAACAAAAGCGGTAACCCAAGAAACGAACAAGAAGAACATGAACGTCAAGAGTTTGGTACTAGATTTTCAAACTTATATGATGTATTTGATGCCGCGACACCAAAGAATTTTGTAGGTTTTGTCTATGCCGATGGATTATTTTTAAGTCGTCCACCTGTCGACAAAGATGGACATTATCATTTCCAGCCTAATCCGCACAGCCAAACAAAATATGCAGTTCCCGTTGATAGCGAACTTGGACAAAGAATTGCACAAGCTGAGATAATGGTAGTAGGACATGGATCTTTCCCGCAATGGGGTATGCCAGATCATGCTCAACAACCTGTTAGATCATTTGCAGAATTTAATGGCAATCCTCAACTAATTGTAGTTGATCCAATGTATAATGCTGTTCAACCTACAGTTGATGTTGGTGAAGTTAATCAAGTAGAACAATATCTTAAACATCACGCTAAACAAATTGATGCGTTCTTAGTAGGTGGTCCGGGACTAAGTGATCTTAAAGATATTATATACACATATGTAAATCAAACTAGTAAGGCACGGAATTTAGATGCGTTAGGTGGAAATCATTTCCACCAATGGCTTGCTGCCAGCAAAGTTAGTAAAGGTAAGCAAGCAGGTATTCTAAAATTAGTTGCGGCTAATCCTAATGCACTTGAAGCAATTTTTAACCTAGTAAATATGGTCATGACATTAAAAGATAATGTACTAGGTCAAGTTATGAGTCAGGAACAACGTGAAATACTTGTTGTTAACGATGAAGGCAAAGTACTATATCCAAATGAAAAGAAACAATTTGGTGCTGTTAAACTAGTTCCTCGTAGACCAATTCATACAGATGCAGGCACAATACCTGCTTGGGTACCAAAATGAAGCTAAGACAACTTTTTGAATCAACACATAATAACGCCGCTATTATATTTGGCCGTTTTAATCCACCGCACTTTGGTCATAAACATGCGTGGGAAGTTGCCTCAGGGTTTCCTATTTGGTATGTAGGTACAAATCAAAGCACCCAAGGTCCAAAAGATCCATTACCGTACGAGATTAAAGTTGAGGCAATGAAAACTATAATGCCAGAACTTGAAGGACATTTAGTTCCAGAGCAAAGTTGGTTTACGCTAGCGTCAATGGTTTATAAAAAACATGGCGGAGTAACTCTACATATTGTTACTGATGAAACTGATGCTAAAATATTTGTACCAGCTTTACAAAAATCAAACGGCATAGAAGGGCCTCATGGTTTTTACCATTTTAAAAGTATTGAATGGGCTAGATCGCAACGACTAAGCCAAGCAACACATTTAAGAAACGCCATTGTGAATGATAACCCAACTGAGTTCGCCAAAGCGGCTGGTATTCCTGCTGACACGCCAATAGCTGGTCATCCGTTTTTTGATTTAGTCAAACACTATATGTTGCCATACATGCATGAGGCAGCAGAAAAAGAAAGAGTCAAAGCTGAGAAAGAAGCCGCTAAGGCTGCAAAGATTGCTAAGAAAGGTGTGGCGGAAGGTCCGACAGATGACCCACGCTTTCAAAAGATGATGGGCAAAATACAGAAATCTACTCCTACACCAATATCAGGATATGTAGCATTGAGTTTTGCCAGTGAGAGGAGATCAAAAAAAATCAAAGGCGTTAAACATAATGGCAAACCAATGCCAGATGTTATTAACGACCCTGAAAAATTTCTTGGTGGTAAAATAGAGTTTACCCCTGATCAAATTGAACAACAACTAATGTCCATTGGTGGAAAATATGGGTGGGACTCTATTGATCCTGGACAAGGTCAAGGCTATACAGAAATGTTCTTTGATACTAGCAGAGAATATACATCAAAAAATCAACATC